CATGCATTAGGATTTAGAGATCAAGATTACTTGCATCTTGCTACCGAACTAGGGTATAAAATACATCATAACAAGAATAGTTTTGTACAGCTAAAAGGTAACCATGCATATCATTTTGATGCACACAAAGTAGGACAATATTTTAGGAAAATATGTAATACAGTAACACATATTGACAGTGAAGTTGAACAAGTACAATTAAATTCTGAGTCAGGATATGTTAATGGAGTTAAACTTAGTAACGGTGATACAGTCGAAGGTGACATGTTCATTGATGCTAGTGGGTTCAACCAAGTTCTAATGAAAGCAGTAGGTGGTAAATGGAAAAGTTATAGAGATAATTTACCTGTGAACGGCGCATTACCATTCCTTTTGCCATATGAAGACGATGAGAAGATTGAACCTGTAACAAATGCTTGGGCTCAAAACAACGGCTGGTGTTGGCAGATACCAACAAAAAATAGAAGAGGTTGTGGATATGTTTTCTGTGATTCTTTTGTTACTCCTGATCAAGCACATGCAGAACTAGAACAAACATTAGGACATAAGGTAGAGCCAATTAGACATATTAAGTTTGATAGTGGTAGACAAGAAACTCTATGGATTAAAAACGTGTTATCGATTGGATTGTGTGCGGCGTTTGCAGAACCATTAGAAGCAACAAGTATTCATACAACAATTATGCAACTAAAACATTTTGTATATGCTTGCCTTGGTCAAACACAACAAGAGACATGTAATGACGGAACAGTTGATGATTATAACTTAAAAAATGGACATTTATACGATACCATGAAAGACTTCTTGGTTGCTCATTATACTTGCGGACGCAACGATACAGAATTTTGGAAGTATATTGATAGTGGTGCAACTAACACTGACTTTGTTAGATCAATGCATGAGATATGTAAACACAGAGTACCTAATTCAACACTATTTCCGAGACAAGAAGGTAGTGCTGGTTGGCCGTTGTGGAGTTATGTGCTTGCAGGAACCGGAGCACTAACATCAGAAGTTGCAGAGAAAGAAGTAAAATTTAACAACGATGAAGTGGTAGGCGACAGTGCATACACATATCACATACAAGACTTTGATAATATGAGCAAAGACTTGCCAGACAATTCAGATTATATAAGGAACATGTAAATGATAAAAGTTTACGGTGATATCATGCTCGATCGTTGGATTATGGGCAATGCAGGACGTATTAGTCCAGAAGCACCTGTACCTATTTTATTAGAAAAAGATCAGAAATATAGTATTGGAGGAGCGGCTAATATGGCTCTTAATCTTCAATCTTTAAACGATGAAGTTAGTATGTTTGGTTGTGTAGGACAAGATGAAGAAGGTGTACAGCTACGTAAAATGCTTGAAGAAACTGGTTTATACTTGCAAATAGCAGACGACCAAACTGTAACTACAACCAAAACAAGATTAGTAGGACAGGGTGGACAGCATATTTGTAGATGGGATAAAGAAGAAAAATATAAAGGCAAAAGTGCTTTTGAAAATCTTTTACACAGTGTAATTTCAAACGACTTTGTTGTGATAAGTGATTATGACAAAGGTACAGTAAATGAAAATACTGTCAAAGAGTTAGTCAAAAGAAATTGTACAGTTTTTGTAGATCCTAAACAAGGCCCAGAAATATATAAAGATGCATTTCTAGTAAAGCCTAATATGTCTGAATATGAAGCATGGTTTGGAGAATTTAATTTACATAATGCCAAACAAGCAATGAAGAAATTTGGATGGACTTGGCTAGTTGTTACAGATGGAAAAAGAGGCATACATGTAATGAATTCTATGGGAGGTTACAAGAACTTTCAAGAAGAGGTTAAAGAAGTTGCAGACGTTACAGGAGCAGGAGATACTGTACTTGCTGTGATTGTATATGGTTATGAAAAAGGAATGGATATATTTGATGCATGTGAACTAGCATGTTACGGTGCGGCACGTAACGTTGAGAAAAGAGGCGTTGCTGTTATTACAAAACAAGAACTACATGGTAAAATTGTATGGACTAACGGAGTGTTTGATATACTGCATATCGGCCATTTAAAGCTACTTAGACACGCACATAGCCTAGGAGATACACTCGTAGTGGGTATTAACAGCGATGCTAGTGTAAAACGTTTAAAAGGCGATCTAAGACCCATTAACGATCAAGAAACACGTAAGCAATTACTCTTAGAACTTGGATTTATAGATGAAGTTATAATTTTTGATGAGGATACGCCCTTGGATGTGATTGAAGATGTTAATCCAGATGTTATAGTCAAAGGTGGTGATTACACTGTAGAAACAACAGTAGGTAATCATATAGCACCTGTTGTTATATTTCCAACTGTAGAAGGACATAGTACAAGTAGTATCATAAAAAAGATTGACAATGATGCTAAATGATAGTACAATAGAGGTATAAATGAAAATATTAGTTACAGGACATAAAGGATTTATTGGCAGTTATATTGCTAATTATCTCGCAACTAAAGACCACGAAGTTGAAGGCTTTGAGTGGGTTGAGAATGTTGTGCCAAACGTAGAAGGATACGATTGGGTTATTCATTGTGGTGCAATATCAGACACTACAGAAAGAGATGTTGAGAAAGTTTGGCGGCAAAATTACGAATTTACACTTAGACTTTTGCAGGTATGTGAACACTATAATACCAATATACAACTTGCAAGTACATCAGCTGTGTATGGAAACAACACAAAGTTTAATGAAAAAGATCCTGTATATCCACAAACTCCGTATGCTTGGAGCAAGTATCTAATTGATAAGTTTTTGAATGATAATGGCTATGAAAACTTTGGCATGCTTGTACAAAACTTTAGATATTTTAATGTATATGGTCCTGGAGAAGGACACAAAGGCGATCAAATGAGTTTGATTAGCAAGTTTCAAAAGCAGGCTTCACAAGACGGAGTCATAAAATTATTTAAAGGTAGCGACAAATACAAAAGAGATTGTGTAAGTGTGCATGATGTTGCTATTGTACACGAAAAAATGATGCACGAAACAGATGCTAAAGGTTTATATAATTTAGGAACAGGTAAAACTAATAACGTAGAAGAAATTGCAAAGCTGATTGCAGAAAAATATAATGCTAAGATTGAATATATTGATATGCCTAGCAAACTTAAAGGACAATATCAAGAATACACTTGTGCAGATAATGCGAAACTACATAATACTATAGCAATGAGACATTGGCATACAATAGAGGAATATTTTAATGGAACCGACTAGACTAGAAGGTAAAGTAGATAAAGGCTGGGGTTATGAATTAATCTGGGCTACTAACGACAAGTACTGTGGAAAAATTATGGTATTCGAAAGAATTGGTGCTAAGTTTAGTATGCATTTCCATAAAGAAAAAGATGAAACATGGTTTGTAAATACTGGCCGGTTTTTACTGAATTATATTGATACAAAGACTGCTGAATACAAATCACAAGAACTTACATCAGGAATGACATGGCACAATCCACCATTACAACCACATCAATTAGTATGTATGGAACCTGGAAGTAGTATTACTGAAGTAAGCACACCTGATAGCGTTGAGGACAATTATAGAATAGCACCAGGTGATAGTCAAAAACCAAAACCTGATATGCCAAAAGGCGAAATAGTAGAAGAACCTACTGCTGATTAAGCCTGAGCTTCACCCCATTTAATAATAATATTAGCGTCAACTGCTACACCTGATGTTTTATAAACGTTCAGTGCAAGCACATCTGGACCGTTCGGGAAAGTACCTCTACCACCTAGCGTAGTATTTGTAAGTTCTTTCAATAGTCCTAGATCCAATGTAGATCTTTCTCCAGGTTGTGCAATGAATGAAAAGACTGTTTCACCTGGCTGTGCATATGGTGGTTGCTGGAATTTAAAGTTAAACAAGTCAGTTGGTTGAAGCGTTCCGTTGAAAGTACTATTGAAGTTTACTCTGTAGTACTCGATACCACTTCCACCTTGATCACCGAATAGTAATGGTCCGTCAACACTAGAAACATATGATCCCGCTGGCATAGTTACATCACTTTGGTTTGTTGCATTTCCATTTGCATCGCCAACCTCTGTACCGTTTCTAGCTCCTGCCGCGTCCCAAACAGTTTTTGTAAAGAATGCAAAACTTGAATTATTTAAATCACCACCTTTTTGGAATGCTTGTGATGCTCCGTTGCCTGAGTTTGAATTTGGACGCTGTGAGAAGTACACTAAATATCTTCCATAAATTGTTTGGTCAACCACTGTTTGTACAGTTGTTCCTTGTGGGAAATAGTTAGCACCTGATGTGTTAATCTCGTCACCAACTGATAAGTTTGCAGTTTCCCAACTATCTTGTGTAAAGTAACCATAGTTTCTATTTGTTCTAAAAGACCACCATGGCATCAACGTAGCTGTAGTTGTAGCCTGTGCCATCACTGCGGCTGTACTGTATGTCGCTGTATCACCTGAGTTCCAGTTAACACTACCACCGGAAGCAACCTGAGCAAAACTTGGCTGTCCTCCTTGTGCTAGTCCAGCTAGTCCTGACCAACCAATATCACTTGGGTTAAGTGGATAGTTCTGTGGATTTAGAATTCCTTCAACAACAATACCTCCTGTAATTGGATCATTATTATTATTTGGATCTACTCCATCTGATGTAATTTCTAGACCTTGCATAAGCAACTGAGCTCTGTTAAGTAGTTCTCTGTCGCCTAAGTCACCAACAATAGCGTTTGAAACACTTGGTGCTAGACGTAGCAAGAATGCTGTTTGTCTAGTTGTACTAACGTTAAGTCCTGTTTCTGTGTAAGAGAAAATGTAACCTCTATCTTCATCAAACATACCGTCTGTAATAAACGCTGATCCCCAGTGTGATATAAGTGGAGTAATTGTATTACTAATTAAAATTACACCACTACGTATAGCATGTCCGCTTGCTGGACTTGCTGTATACTGTCTTGTAGCACCAGCTTGGAAGTTTTGTAGTGTAGTTCCTCTTGTACAGTTTGTAAGTCTCTTTGCTGTATGATCAATAGTTGTGTAACTAATAATTTCATTGTCAATGTATACTGTTCCACTGTCTGGGAAAAACTTAGATTCTGTCAATGGAATAAATGTTTGGTTAGCATCTATCTCTGCACTTAACATTCCCATTGCTCCTTCGTTTGTAACTTCGTAACGCACAGGTAAGTTACCTGATCTCATAAATGCTTCTGTGTTTACGTTTGAGTTACGCATTCTGTGACAGAATACAAAGTTACCATCAGCGCCACGTGCCATCCAGTCAATAAAACCAGCACCATACCAACTGTACTGGATACCAATCATCTGCATGTATCTTACATCCATATTGTATCCGCTTTGGCCTGTACCGTCCATTCTATCTAAGTTCCACTCTTCTTGTAGAACTTTTTTATCTGTAATTAGATTTACTTTACATGATGCAATAGTATTGACACCTCTAAAGTCAGGAGTAACAGTAATCTGTGTTTGACTATCTACGTTTGCAACAACATGCGTCATGCCTTTGATAACAATTCTATCACCAGCTTTTAGTTGGTCTCTAAATCTAGTATTGTTACCTGTCACTAAGTTACTATCTGGACTTACTGCGGCAGTACCTGCAATTTGTTTTGTACTTGTACGCTGTGCTACAGCAATGTTAGTTCCATCATATTCCCAATAAATTCCGTTTTGATCATCAAAAATACCTGAACGTACTGTTGCACCGTGCCAGCCAACAACTGTCATCTGTGCTGAAAATCCTAGTATTGCGTTTTGCGATCCTAGTCTACGAGTTGATAAACATTTTAGTGTTCTTTCATCTATAATTTGTGTAATTACATATTCACCATTATATCCTGCTGTCTCAACTCCGATAAGTCTTATCTTACCACCAACCTGAGCACCATGATCATTATCATCAGTTGCAATAGTTACTATTGCTCCAATGCCTGTTCCATCAGCTGTTACACTTCTTAGGTCATAACTTGGTGCAAATAAAGCACCAGTTGTATACATAATGCCTTTACCTGACTGATATCTAATATACTTTTTACTCTGTCTAATTGCTTGAGCACCGTGTTGTGGACCACCTGTTCCTAACTGAACACCACCATCATATGGTCTGTGAATAAAGAATGAGTCTGGTCTTAGGTATACGTTACCTTGTATTCTGTCTTCTGTTGATGTACCATCAAATTCACTAACAGAGCCCGGAGCTCTTGTATTGTATCTAATCTTTTTACTTGTTGGAACATCAATTGCAATAAATGATCCTGCCGCTAGTGTGTGATTATTTGTTCCTCCATCATCTGAATTAACGTCAACAACAAATGTGTCGCCTGGCACAATCCCGTGTGCATAAGGCCATGTAATTTCAATAGTTGATAATGCTTCAAAGTTAACACTTGAGCTTGCAGATATTGATTGAGTTGTAAAGTCTGTTAGTGTAACACCACTTACTAAATTTAATCCGCCGCCTGCTAAGCCAGCACCTGTAATAGTTACACTATTAAGTCCACCGCTACCATCTATATTTGTAACTACAACTTCTGCATCATTAGCAGGTGTTGCGCCACCTAATGTATTTCCTGGTACAGTAATTACGTTTCCGATTTCATATCCACTACCACTTGCGTTTACACTAACACTGTAAGTTCCAGATGTTCTTGTTATATCAAATGTTCCACTTGCTCCTGCATGTGCTTGGTTAGTACCTGTTTGTCCTGAGAACACTGTAGGCAATGCTGGTGCACTTCCTGAAGCACTTGCAGTTGCAATCGCTCCTGTTGCTCCATTTACACTATCAATTGTTACAGTACAATCATTTGCAGGGGTAGATCCGCCAACTAAGTTTCCTGCTACTACAAAAGTTTGTCCTGTATGATAGTCTGTTCCGTTTGCAGTTACTACTACACCAAAACTTGTACCGTCATTAGTAATATTAAATGTTGCACTTTGACCTACTAGATCAGTTAAATTTTTACTTGCATAAGTTCCACCGTTAAATGCAACTGGAACTGATGACTCGTCTGAACCTTCAACTCTTACATCAATGATTCCTCCTGCTCCGTCAACAGCAACTACTCTTAGGTATAAATCATTTGTAGGACTTGCACCACCCATATTTGTACCAGCACACACAATAGTATCTGCTGTTGTGTATCCTGTACCTGGTGTTCCTGCCGACATAAAATTGTATGTTGTTCCAACAACATCAATACTAAACTCAAATCCTGAACCTGTTCCGCCTGTGAATGCTAGGTTTGAACCACCAAAGCTGTAACTTCTTGTTTGGCTTGGGGCAGTACCTATGCTCCATCCTGTGTTGTCTGGAACTAATGTTGTAATTGATCCGCCGCCGCCTACTGCTGTTACTCTTCCTACAAAGTCATTTCCACCACTTGCTACGTTGCCATCTTGGCCTACGCCGCCTAATAGTGTTGATCCTGTAATTCTAAGTCTATCACCTACAGCATATCCTGTTGTGTCATTAGGTGAATTAATATCAACTGTTGTAAATCCTGTGCCTTCATAATTTATATCAAATTGTGTTGACCCTATAGTACCACCATTTTGTGTTAAAGTTGCACTCGGTCCAGTATACGTAATAGTTCCGCTTAGAGCTGTACCGCTTATACTAGCCGCAGTAACTCCACCTGTACCATTAACTGTTGTGACCAATACTGTTGCATCATTTGCAGGTGTTTGTCCACCTAAATTATCTCCAGTAACAAGTATTCTATCGCCTGCTTTATATCCTGAACCTGCTTGTGATACTGTGTCAACTGCATAATTTACTCCTGTTCTAGAAATTGTAAATTCTGCATTTGTTCCTGCTGGTGCTGTAATTGTTCCTGTTACACCTGTATAACTTTCTGTGTTTCTTGTAATTGTAGTTGTGAAAGAACCACTCATACTAACTGTTGTACCAGCAATATTATTAACAAAGATAGCGTCTCCACTGCCGTTATCAGCCGCTTGACCGATTACAATACCTGTTGTGCTTGATACTTGAATATCTGTATTTCCTGGTGCAATGTCAGCGGTCAAATTAAGTGGTAGTGCAGTTCCGCCTGGTGTGCCTGCAATAGCTGTTACCTGTGTTCCTGTTGGAAACGCCGCATTTACAATTGGCGCACCAATTTCTGGTACATCACCAGTGAATGCTAATCTATTTTCATTTTGTTGTGCCGCTAGACTCAGCGTCATAGTACCATTTGTACCATTACTGAATACTGAAAACAACGGCTGTCCTACACTTGCGCCAGTGTAAAATGCACCTTGTCTTAGCTGTGTATAAGTTGTTGAAAGCACATCACCATTATTTGTTCCTACTTTTGCTTTTGCAAAATAAGAGAATGATGTTGTAGTTGGTATTGAATCAATAATAAATGAACCTTCAGCTCTTGCCGCACCAACAACAGCGTCTTCTAATGCTTTAATTGTAATAGGTGTTCCTGCTTCAAAGCCATGAGCACCAATTGTAGTAACTGTAATTTTAGATGCACCAATACCACTTGTACCAACAGAAGCATCTGTTACAACGCTTAATACCTGTGTTTCTGTACCTGGTAATTCATACACACTTGGATATCCACGCATCATTCCAATTGCGGACCATTTTGTAGGCTGAAGTCCATACTCAAAGTCAGCGTCAAGCATACTAAGTGGTGGAGCAATACGCATACGTTCAATAGCATCAGTACCAAAATCAAATGGTCTTGTTCTTTGCTCTGGTGAGTCAATAAAAATTTGTAATTCGTCTGTTTCAGAATGTGTTGACGTATTATGTGTTAAGTCTAATATTGTAACAGCATCTGTTGTTTGTAAATATTTTGGAAAATCATCATCAGCATTTTCGTTAGATGAAATGCTATCATACTTAGGTATATATCCACCTGAATCTCTTGGAGTAACGTCGTCAATTCTTGTAACTTTACCACCTTTTAATGCATCTGTAAAGTTGTAGATAACTTCTGTTTTAGTAGTGTTAGTAACAATTAGCAAGTCACTAGCGTCATAGTTACCTTGAAATCTTACGTGGCCTAGTCCTTTACGCTGAAATGTAGGTAATGCACTTGTACCTGTAGTAAGGACATTAATAACAATACCTGAAAGTGTTTGTATTATTGAACCTGCCGCGTTTTCTGCATTAACACCGTTGGTTACTTGTGCAACATTACCTTGGTATGGTTGAGTCTGAGGGCTGTTTGTAAACACATGATTGATAATTAGATCACGTGTAAATTCTTTTGCTTTGATCTCTGCTTGTCTATCGCCGTCAACTTGAGCAACATCTTGTTCCCAATATGTTTTTGAAATCCTTGTTGTTTCTTCGTTACCTGTATATCTTAAGTCATGTGCCCAAGCATCGATGTTATAACCTGTATCTCTTTCACACTTTGGACCGTTATAGGTATATCCTTCAAAGCCTGATGCGTTATCTGCTACTTGTTGTGCAATCCATGCTGTAACTTCTTTTTGAATAAATGTTTTATTCAATGTAAGTAGTGCCCAAGCATTTGGATATGTGTTATCGTTTAATCCTATTCCTGGGTAAAACTTGTAATTATAAATCTTTTTCTTAGCCATTCTTTATGCTCCAAATGCTACAGCAAGGGCAGTTGCCGTTGCGTCTACATAACCTTTACTTGTTGCGTGGGTGCCTACAGTAGGCTGATTATTCAGTACCACGTTGTTAGCAATATTTACATCGCCTTTTACTGAAGCACCGTTCATATTGATAGTCGATGCTGTACTATCTGGATTCGTCGCCATATCAATAGTATGTACTCTGATTTGTGACGGTGTGTTGTATCCAATTTCTACATTGTCGATTGCGCCTGGAATAGGGCCATGACTTGCAATACTTAATTTTCCATTTACGACTGAAAGTGTTGTGTTACCTAAATAGTTTACCTTAAAAATACCGCCTGTGACAGCAAGACTTTCAAAACTATTTGATACCTGCGTACCTGTATCATCATCTTCGGTATCTTCTGGTGGAACATAAGCAACAAACGGAGATCCATTTAGAAGAATTGTTTTTACATCAAGTATTTCAGTTGTTATCTTTCCGTTAGTATCAACTGAAAACTTAGGACTTTCAAATCCGTTCTGAGCTTGGAATTTATCGTTTATAGTTGCCATTAATTTTTACTTCCTTAAATTGCACTCATCTGTTTAACAACAATCGTTCCTGCCATTGCACTGTGTACTGTACATACATATGCATAGTTACCGCTAATATTAGCAGGTAGCTTCCAATATAATGTGCCACTTGTTTTACCTTGTGCAGATGCTCCTGTTGACTCTGTGCCATCTAGTGCAACGTGTATAAGTCCATTATTATATTGTGATCCTCCACTTGTTTCAATTTGGAAAGGATGACTTGCACTTTGATTTAATTTAAATGCAATAGTTGCTCCAGCAATAGCATAAATTGTTGGATCTTCAGTTACACCGTACTGATCAAATTTGTAACCGTTGCTTGAATCTGCTGTAACAACAAGAGTTGTAATCGCAGGATATGCCATTTCATCAATAGTTCTTGTGCTATCAACCCAAGCACTTCCGTTGTAAACAAGAACATTACCTGTAATTGTTGCGGTAGTATCTGTATCAGATAAACTTGCTAATGTTGGAACTGTACCATTAATTGTTACAGTATCACCTGTTACAGATGTTGTAATATTTGTTCCACCTGAAATTGTAAGTGTATCAGTAGTAGTATCAGCTTCTGCTAGGCCGCTGTCTGCTTGGACATTACTAAATGCATTCTGGTTTGCTTCACCTGATAGTGCATCACCAGCATAGTTAATTGTTACTGTGTCTCCAACAATACTTGTCGTAATATTTGTACCACCTGCGATTGTCAAAGTATCTGTTTGTGAATTAGCTGTAGTTGTACCTGTGTCACCATCTACAGTTTGGAAAATATTTTGTAATCCGCCTGCCGCTGGTGTAACAAATTCAAATGTTCCGTTACCGTTTGCTTTTAAATATTGTCCACTTGAACCATCAACAATACTTAAATCCGTTAAAGAACTAGGAATGGTTGGCTTATTGTTTAAGTTATTGTAATTTGTAAAATATGAACTGTCAAATCCATCTAGTGTGTCAGCATCTGTTCCGCCTCCACCAGTAGCTGTATCAATACCTGGTGCCCACTTAGCACCGTCCCATTTAAGAACGTTACCAGTTTGTGGTGCTTGCGAAACTGTGTCAACGTCTGAAAGTGAGTTTATATTTCCTATATAAGCTACAGATTTCAGTGGGTCTGTGTAATTTGTAATGGCTCCACCACTTGCATCTAATAGTAACTTGCGCCATGCACCTGCGTGTGCAACATAAACTGTTCCGCCTTCATGAACGTGTAGCATTGCACCGTGATATGTGCTTGTGCTAATTGCATTCATTTGGTTCAAAGTTGAAGCATGAAATGCTACTTTGTTAATTTTGTTGTCATCATTTGGAACATCAAGTTCCATGCTTGAGTTTACTATATCTTTAATATTTGTGCCGTCACCTAACGCACTATACAGCTCGTCAGTATTAGCGTTGACCTTAGTAGCACCTGCTCTAAGACTATCACCAGTACCGTCGTTTGCGGCTGTACCTAAGTTAATTGTTGATTTTGCCATTCCTTACACCTTATCAAATGTTATGTTTGTATTATCAAAATACGTTGTTGTCGCATCAAAAGTATTTATACCATCTGACTCCACACTGGATGTCTCTGCGACAATAGCCGGAGGAGTAAGCTGATGTATAGTTTTTGCATACGTAGCATGAAAAATTAATTTAGCGCCTGCATATGTACTTGAAGTAGGACTTGCATTAATTTTGACCTGACTTTGGTCTACAGTTACAGATATATTTACTAATTCTTGATTGATACTAGAACGTCCAAATATATTAGCAACAGCTCTGTCTGGTCTTGCTATAACAGATAATTGCATAATTTCTTTTTCGTTAGAATCATACTCAACTGTTATTTGATATACTGCACTGCTAAATTCGCCTAAATGAAATGAGTCTACAACAGTATTATAGTGTACGCCGATCCAGCTACCTCTGTAACTGAAGCTTGATCTGTCTGGTAGACTAATTGTATTATTTGGCCCTTTGCTGAAAAGATTAGTCAGAAATTTATTCATTGTTCATGCTCCATATTGTATTTATCGTTTTACAAAGATATGTAACAGTACAATTTAAGTTAAATCTACAAGGCTATGTGCGTATTGAAGGAGGTTATCAAACACGTCTGTCTGCTTTTTAAGGTCTTTGTTTGCAAATGTATTAAGTTTTTTAGCTGTTTCTTCACCATGCCCTGTGCGTACTAGTATCGGCTTTGCTTTAGCCTTTACAGCGGCTTTTAGATCTGTTATTTTATCACCTACATAAACACCATTCTTCCAATTTACGCCTATTTCAGCGGCCGCACGTTTGAACATTCCTGTGTTTGGCTTTGCATATATGTCATCTTTTAAATTTGAAGTTGAATAATATAATCCGTTAATGCTTCTACAACCTATTTCACCTAATAATTTTAGCATATAGTTATGAACTACATCTACATCCACAGCATCACAAATGCCTTTCATAATACCTGCTTGATTTGTAAGGATTACAATATCATAACCTTTAGTTCTTATTAATTTAATTGCTTCTAAACTACCTGGTATAGGTTTAAATTGTTCAGGCTTAGTAACATAGGTACCTATATCTTCATTAATTGTACCGTCTCTATCTAAACCAATTACAGGTGTACTCATCTAAGGTCTCCATCTATCATCTGACCAACCAATTTTTTCCGAATTGAACCATTTTAGATCTTCTAAGTATATAGGATCCTTGTTAGTAAGTTGTTCTTTCCAATCAGCAACAAAATCTTCAGTTTCTGGTGATAATTTTTCTATATATTCATTTATAAAATCTGCCGCTTCATGTGTTAGAGGATGTAATTCAGGTAATAGCATATGTGCATCTTTTTCTTTTCTACTAGGAATACTTTTAGGTCTTGTATCAAAAAATTCCTGCGTTGTACCAAAGTTCAAAGCATTAAGTATAGGCGGACAAGATGTTGCAATATCTTGTTTATAACTTTCAAGCACTGCACCTACATCTTCTAATTCTAATTTAGGATTATGCTGATTAAAATGTTTTGGAGCGTCTTCCCAACCTTCAAATGGATCTCTAAAACTTGTTGAAATAACTTTACAGCCTATATTTTCTAATGCTTTGTGTGTTGCACTTATCAACGCACAATCACGCATCGTACAATGCATAATATCTGCCCAAATCCATGCAGATTCATATCTAAAATTATTTAAAACAAAAGCATGGTCATCTGTTACAGTCATTCTTCCAAAATTTCCTGGTGTCCACCAACCATGTCCCATATGATATCTATCTTCTCTGAACATACTGGACCATTGCAATAAAATAATATCGTCTTTTGTAAATTTATGTATTGTATTTGCTTCCCATAATCGCATATTAATATACATATTACCTGCACCACTTTTAGCCCAATTAGAACCTTCGTAGCCTTTTAATTTATATTGATGAATTAGAATGTCTGCCCATGTAGGATAGAAATATTGAGTTAAACTACAACCAAATGCAAATATTCTCATGTAAGTCTCCGCAATAATTGTAACATAAGTTTGTGCGGAATAGTTTTTGTACGATCAAATTCTAATTTGTGTTGTATTGAATTTTCTACATGTTGTTTTGCACCGTCTGGCATAAGTTCATATTGTTGTAAAATGCTTTTATTATCAAATAAACCTAATCCGTGCATCACTATTGCATAGTTATATTCATTAAATAAAACTTTTCTTGTATAAGAAGTCATATCATCAGTGGTAGGCATTCTATACTTCCACATTCTTAAATTTTTTTCTAGAGATTCTGGTAATGGCATGTCTGCAACCGCTTGCCAAAAGTCTGTATCTCGTCTATCAGTTATATAATGTAATGCAATAAAATCTCTTATGTTATTCATAATAGCTTCTATTTCTAAATTGTATCTATCAATCGAATCTTGATTATAATTTATAATACGCTGTGCTAACAGGAAACTTTGATTAATACTTGTACCGATTGAACTTGCTTCTAATGGTTCAACAAAACTTGCACTCAAACCAATTGCACACACATTACCTATCCAAGGTTTATCTAATGCTCCTGGATCAAATTTAATATTTTTCCTAACTTCAACGCCATGACCGAGGTATTCTTCTACTTCTTTCTGTGCTTCTTCTGCTGTTATAAAATCGCTATCAAAAATATAACCGTTACCTTTACGTCCTTGTACAGGAATTCTAAACATCCAACCAGCATTCATAGCTTTTGCTAAAGTCCAAATAGGAATTTCGTCTTCTTCTGGTGTTGGAAATACAATAGCTTCTTTCATCTTAAGATATTTGCTATAGCTTTGCCACTTTGCACCTAGCTGTCCTATAAGTAACTTAGCAAATCCAGTACAGTCAACATAAAAATCATATTCATACTTTTCCTTTTTGCCGTAAATAGCATTAACATTATTCCATTCTGTAATACTTACTTTATTAATTTCATCATCGACTACTGTACAGCCCATCTCTTCTGCTTTTCTTGTTAGAAAATTGTTTAATTTTTCGGTATTGAAATGATATTGACTCACGCCAGTGTCATTTGGACGTTCCTCCATAAATTTGTTAAATGGTGTTTGGTTCTTCCAAAGGTAATCGCCTGTTAAGTCTCTTGGATCTACATTTTCTCCTATTAATTTTGCATAAGCAATAGGAATACCAAGCGTGTCAGCAACAAAGGGAGAGTGTACACTTTGTAGATAAGGTTTAGTAGCCCAATCTTCAAACATTATACCAGTTTTGAATGTAGAATCACATTCATTTATAAGTTCAGCAGTTTGAATTCCTACATAATCCATAAACACTGACCAATGCTCTGTGCTTCCTTCGCCTACACCTATTGTTCCTATTTTGGTTGATCGAATAATATCAATCCTTAGGTCAGGGTATGTCTTTTTTAGGATAAGTGCTGAAACAAATCCTGCTGTACCGCCACCGACTATTGCTATTGATTTAATATCTTTATTCATCTAATGTATACCATCCAGTTACAATGTACTTAACGCCTTTATAGATAGGATTACCTCGATGTGGATGTGTAAACGATGTAGGAAAGATTGATAATTTACCAGGAGCAGGTTTTATTTTTACTCCTTGATATAAAAATTCTGTTTCACCGCCTTCTTCAACAGCGTTTAAATAAACTGTATAAGCAAGTATACGTGAAGAAGAACTTAGATCTGCATTTTCTGAGTGCCATGCGTGGTAACCTTGATGTGGTAATGTTTTCTGCACACTCATTCCTTTTGGAGAATGTTGCATAACTGCACCTAGGCTTTCGTATTTACTACGATATTTTTCTGTATAAATTTTATTCAAATTGCTATAAAAAAATTGACACAAATCTTCGTCTGCATGATAGCGTGAATTATGATTTGCCCAATCCATCATAATTCGTTCGTCTTGATTTTTCATACTGCTTTCTAAATTTGTGAATTGACTAGCAGACATTTCTTCAAACCGTTTTATAACTTGCTTGCACCAGTCAATTGGAAAAGCATTTGGATATTCTTCTACTCCGTCAAAATTACCATCCATTATTTGCTCCTATATAAAAAATTGTTGGTTCAACCTATAAACATCTTCAGTAAACATACCTGGCTTTACATATGCTGTGTGTAACATAGCTTGATTGTATAGAACCATTCTATTAAACTGCATTGGAACCATACCAATCATTTCCCAATCATGTATACTGTCATTTATATACTTTGTTACAGGCATTGTGCCTTCAATATCGTATGTATGTGTTATAGTTGGATCACTATAAAATGTTTCCCCACCAAATGTATAAAAACTAGTGCCGCCGGCACATTCATTTTGCTCGTTTAAGTATATAGTTGCGGCTAAATTACGTCCACTAGTGTTATCCATGTGTGGACAAATAGGCGGAAGGTCATCTGTTTGCATAACATTAACCATAAAAGTTGCACGTTTAAAACTTTCTTCCATAAAATTAGGTGGATAACTGTTTACAACTTCAGGAAAATACGTTCTTCCAAGTTGATCAAATATCCAAGCCATGTTATCTAGTTCATAAAATGCATTTACTCTCCAGGCAGGATTATTTCCTCTTATTCTTCTGTTGCGAGAAGCAGGAATGTCCAATGCTAATTTTCTTACAGCCCATGGATCAGCATAAAAGTCATCAACAATAACGACATTTTGTTTGGTAGGTCCAAACCTTTTAAGCGTGACACTGTAGTTAGGATTTATTTCGAAAACACTATCTTCATCAATGGTATTTTTATGCATCTTTCTCCTCCTTTTCCTTTATAACAAAGTTAGCACTAATAGTAGCTCTAACTTGTTTACTTTTATTGTCTGAAACATAATGTCCCAGATTACTTGGAAAATAAATTATATCTCCTTCTTCACACGGTGGTGTTATTCTGTTATTATACTTGAATGCTTGAGATGTTAAATCAGGCAGTCCTGTTTGATGAAAATAATCATATGTATCATTGTAAAATACAAAGTTACCGCTATTTGCAGGAGTTTTTAACATATATGCACAACTGATGTGTGCTGGACCTGCATGATTGTGTATTTCTTGAAATTGTCCTGGGCCGTATCTATTCACCCAACACTCAATTTGATAATCTAATGGAATGTCTATTTCAAATGTTTGTAAATATTCGTTTAATCCTTCTATTGCTGATCTAATAAACTGCTTAAATGGTAGCTCGTTAGCTTCTGGATTTCCGTAAGTTGTGTCTACATTGCTATACCATGTTGGAACTTTGTTGAAATTACTATCATCTTCAAGCACTTCTTTAAAGTCTTGTTGAACTTGACTATGTGCTTTCAATAATGTCTTATATACCGGAATTCCAAATAAATGTATGGTCATTAGTTCTTCATTTCTATCAACTTACCGTACTCTGGTAAGTAACAATACTCCATTTCACTATTATAAAGTGTACGCACAGCATCATCTAATGTTTCAACTAATGGTTCTCCACCTAAATTAAAACTTGTATTGAAAATAATTGGTACACCAGACTGTTTATAGAACTCTTCAATAAGTTCATAGTAGTGTTTGTTCTGTTCTCTTGTTACAGTTTGTATACGACACGTACCATCAACGTGTATAATACTAGGAATTTTTTCTGCAACACCATCTTGACAATCCATTGCGTACATCATATGCGGACTTTCTTCTAAACCACGCATATCAAACCATTCATGTGCATGGTCTAATAAAATTGTGCCTGCAAATGGCCTAAAATATTCCCTACGCTTGATTCTGTTTACATGATCTTTACCATCTTCAAATGTAGGATCAAAAAGTATACTCCTATTTCCTAATGCACGTGGTCCATTTTCAGATCTACCTTGAAACATTGTAACAATATTTTTACTTTTAATTAATTCTACAACTTTTTTATGGTCTGCGTTAACAACAGTTGCACCGTATTTGTTTGCTGTATCTTCAATTTCTTTATCATTATGGCAATACGCAAATCCTTCATAAATTGTTTCAGCATAGTTACGTACAGTTTTATCTTTTGTAGTTTGATGATATACAAGCATAGCCGCACCTATTGCTGTGCCTGCATCGCTTGACACTGGCTCAACATACAAATTAATATCTTCTTTATTAAGTTTATCTAGATACCAATAGTTTGCTACACAATTTAAAGCGTATCCTCCGCTCAATACTACATTTTTATTTCCAGACATTTCAACTGCTTTAAAAATTAAGTTTAAAACTTCTTGTTGTGACTGCTCTTGCACAGCATATGCCATATCTCTACGATTTTCTAGCGTAGTCAGGTCAGTTTTACTTTGCATAATGTCTGGTGATGTTTCTAAAAAGTCATATTTTGCTTCATTTACTAATGCCGCGTTTGGATATGTAGGAATAATCACATTTCTATCACTTGTACGCCACTTGCCGCCGTTGCCATCAGTGTAAATTAGCGGAATATTAGAATTTTTCTTACCATATGGAGCAAGACCCATTGTTTTTCCTGCTTCGATAGGCTGAAATCCGCAATATTGTGTTACTGCTTCATATGCTTTGGTAATACCTGCACTATCATCTAGAACAAGTTCGTGAAATCCTTCTTCTCCTTCTCTGTCAGAAGGAATATAAGGAATATGTGTTCCAGGATAAGGACCATTTCCGCCTTGATGTTTGTATAAAGTTTTAAATGCATCTGGATATGCACAACTAAAGATACTTTCACATTCCCATGT